CTCGGAGTGTGTAACAAAAAAAATAGTTATTGTGGTGTAATCTTTATTAATCCTACACCTTTCTTAAGTCTTTTATTGTATTCATCTTTACAGGCCACAAGCAAATCAAGTAAGTTATTACTACTTAGTTGTTCAACCATCAACCTAAAGTTTAATACTTTGTCATTAAAATCCATTCTAATAATATCCTAGTTTAATTAATAATATGAAGCTAAGCCTCACGTTGTTTCTGAGGCTTAGCGGTTGTCTGGTGATAACGGGCAGCAATAGCACACCAGCTTTTATTTGTTTTGCTGTAAAGCAAGACAATTAAAATAGCTGCGTGATGATATGCTGGAGTGAGGGGTTACTATTCTTTCTTAATATCTCCTGCTAAAGAATAAATCATTGCACTCAATCTAAATATTAAGTCCATTTCATTCTTAGCTTTCATTAATCTTTCACAAATTGCTTTTTTAAATTCTTCAAAATTCATTTTTCTTCAAATACTAACCTCCTGTAAACTATCTTAGCGGCTTGTGGGTCTTGAATTTGTGAATTAACATAATCCTCTAGTTCCTTAAACCATTGCACTCTGTCTTTAATGTCTTGATGTATCATGATTATGAAAAGAGAGAGGTTGACCTCTCTCAATTTGCTCGTCTTTCCGAGCTGTCAATAAAAAATGAAAGCTGATTCAGCTTTCAATATGAGGTCTTTAGCCCCAATGCCCCCGACAGGATTCGAACTTGATATAATAATACCCAAGAGGACGCATTGCCACTTTGTATTGGGGGCTTAAAATAAAAAAATAATAAATTAATCTGTGTTCTTATAATTGATTTAACAACAATATGATTTTAGCTATAATCTCTGATTTCTCAAACACTTCTTGAACTTCTTCTTTTTCATCTGGTTTAACAGGTTTTAATTCAATTCCATCTTTAACTTCTTCATAAATTTGTTTAATTTTATGAAAATCAGTTGCGTCATCAACTTCAACTTCATAGTTCTTTCCTATGTTGTCTTCAAACTTTCTTCCCATTTCTTTATCAAATACATAAAGTTTATCATTAACTAGAACATAAGGTTTTCCAGCTTTACCAACTTTGACTGTTGCTTTTTCAATATTAATTAGTTTCTTTACCATAAATCTTTAGTGCCTCCTTTTCTCTCGTATAATTGTATATTATATATGAAATTAGATAATTCTTTTATTGCGTCTTCTGTGAAATGACTTTCTAGAGCTTTTCTTGTTAGTTCAATTTGTTTAAAGTGGTCTTCTGCATTCATTCAATTATCCTCCTGTTCGTGACCACATTCACAAACTACAAAACCTTTTTCAGTTGGAGCTAAAGTCCATCTATCCTCACAGCCACAAGCTTCACATTTCATTGTTTCAACTCCTTAGATAATCTCTCAATATAATCTGAATATGTTTCATTTTTCCTGCCATAGAAAGCACGCCTTAATTTATTCCACGACGACAACCTAAACCTAACTTGTTTGTATGTTTTATATTCTGTCATTTAAAAACTCCTAGAATATCAAATTGAAATAATAAATTTAATGTACATTCTTTTAAAAATTCTTCTCTAGTTCCTGAACTTATTATGTCCCAAGTAAATGTTATCTCTTTCATGTAAAAGTAATGTAAAAGGTGTTTATAAATGTATGTGAACTAAGGTGATTAAACGTGTTTAGCATGGCTTACATCATACCAATCGGAGCCATCACAGACTAAGACAACTCCCCCTGCGTCTATCACTTCGTCAGAACCTTGGTGCATAATAAAATCTTGGTTTCCTGCTCCCTCTGCATGTTCAAGAGTTAAATCATTAGTTGTATCTTTCCTTATAATATAAAGCACTTGACCATCAACTCCACCGGTTAGACCACCTAAAACAACTGCTCCACCTGATGTTGTTATCCACATAGTATTAACTCCTGCTACATTTGTGTTATTTGCCGAGGCTGTTACGGTTAAAGAAGCTGAACTTATAGCACCATTAACATCTACTTTAGAGGTAGGAGTTGTAGTTCCAATACCAACTTTTCCATTATAAAGAATTCTCATTCTTTCATCTACTACTCCCCCAACTCCTGTCCCAAAAGTAATATCAAGAGGTACAGTTCCCACAGCAAGAGTGTCTTTAACTGCACGAATATAAGCATTTTCATTTGCATCAGTTATATCAGTTGTATAAAAAGCAATTTCCCCTGCAACCTCATCAGCAATAACTATAGTATCAGTTCTTGTTAATCTTATTTTTCCTCCTGTTGTAGAACTAACATCTAATTTAGCTCCGGGACTTGTTGTTCCAATACCTACATTACCAGTAGAGTCTTCTATTCTCATTCTATTAACCCCTGTTGTATAAAAGTTTAAACCATATCCTGACCTCGTAGCCCAAGTATTATAATTTACATAATTTAAATCGTTTGCTGTTATTGTGTATAATTTTCCTGTTGATGGAATTTTAATATCTCCATCTACATCTAATAACTTTCCAGGGCTTGCTGTTCCAATACCTACTCTATTATTTGTAGCATCAATATAAAATGTTCCACTATCAAAATTATAATCTCCCGAAGCAGTATCTCCATTATTTAATAGAAAAATATCATCAGTTAAATTAGTTCCTGTATGAGTGTGTAAAGCATCAGCGTCAGAAGTATCTGTTAAAGTATTGAGTTCTGCTCCTGTGGCACTTGTATCGCTGTGAGAGGCTATATTATGAGATTGAGGGTGATGGTCGTCAGCACTTACATCAGCTATACTATCATGAGAAATATCTGTCGTAAGATTATGAGTATTAATAATATTATCGTGGTCTATTTCTGCAGAGGTTGTTTTAATGTGATGGTCGCTAGAAGTTTGGCCAGTAGTAGAAGCGTGAGTTACTGGGAATTTATCATCAACATATTTTTTATTAACTATATCTTTTGGATTAATTGGAGTTTCTTGAATAGTCCCTCCTGTAGTGTTTAAATTATCCCTAATTTTAACATCATGTTCAAAAATATCGTTTAAACCATCTGCTCTATGTGCCATAATTAATTAATAAGAAAGAATTATATAAAACTATTTATTCTAAGACTTGGAGCATTACAACTTGTTTAGGCTCATGAAGTTCTGTAACACCGTATTCACACGCTGTTATTTTATCTCCCATAAACTTATCAATCTTAATGTCAGTTTCTAAAGGCATTAATTGTTTCCATGTTGCAGCCATTTTAGGAATTATAAATAAAGCATAACTTGCAGGAACAACTCCCGAAGTAATAACTCTAACTCCTGCAGGCTTACCTATTTCTCCATTAAAGGCAGATTGACCCGAAGAAGCAGCTTGAGCTCCTTTCTCGTAGATGTAGTGTAATATGTTTGGTGCAGTTGCAGGATTAATAACTACTGCAAAATCTTTAGCATTATCATAGTAAGCTTGGACTTGTGCTTTCATTGTTGCTAAATCTTTTATGATTGCAGCTGAACTTTCGTCCCAATAACCACCTGTTAAACTTCCTGTTTGAATATTAGATGGTGTCCAATTCTCAGAAACAACTAAACTAATTTCAGTATCAACAGCTTTGGCAACTCCCTCTGCAATTCTTAAAATAGTTCTATTTCTTGTATCAATATTTTTAGCAATAATATCTTCATGGTCTATTTTTCCAGACAAACCATATTTTTCAATTCTTGAGCTTACTTGTTCCCAACTTATAACTGCATTCGGAAAGTCTGCTCCTCTAGGAATACCCTTAATAGCATTACCCTCTTGACCCTCTGGAACACTTGTTTGTTCTCTAAAAAAGTAATTCTTCCAAGAACTAGAATTAACTGTTGAAACTAATTGTTTAAATTTATAAGAATAATTAGCAATTTGTTTAATTGCATTATCATAAGCAGTTGCCCTTAATTTATCTTCTCCTGTTTCGTAAAATGTCATTATTTTTTATTTCCTTTTTTAGTTTTTTTAATTTGTTTTTTTTGTGCTTCTTCTCTATCTATTGCACTTTCCTTTGGGCTCATGCGAACACTTCCACATTAATTGTTTCCCCATCAGTTGCTAATTCTCTAGCAATTCCAATTATAATTGCAATACTTGCAGTCATGTCTGCGTCTGTTGCTTGCATAACATAGTTACCCGGAGCAGCAGTTTTAACATAAGCATTTACTGTTATAGCTCCACTTGCTACTAATTCATAAATACCACCTTTATCAGCAGTAATAGAAGTTTCAGTATTAAAAGCACTATCAGTTGAAGAATTAACATCAGCATGAGCAAATCCAATAAAACCGTCTCCTGTTCCTGCAGAAGCTGAGGCAGTGTGTGGGTCTGCATTTTTAAGATAAGTTCCTTTAGTTATTCCTGTGCTTGTTGCACAAGTATATCTTTTACTTGTTAGAATTTTAGTATCTCTTAAAACTGCTTCTCTTGCCATGCACTAAGGTAGCTTAATATACTATTTAAATCTTTCCCTCTTTTTTCAGTTGGATATATTTTAAAATAAATCCTGCTGTGGCTAAAAAACTTAAATAAATTAATAATAAATTTGTTAAAATCATAGTGCTTCTTGAAAATAATTTCCGATAATATATTCTTTATCTTTTTTAATTCCAATTACATGAAAAGCAACTCCGGGAATAATACAATTTGCATTCGCCCTTTCAAATTCTTCAGTAGAAAAACTTGATGGAATTAATTTTGATTTCTCTAATATCTTTTTAGGGATTTTTTTACAACCGAATATTTTTCTTAATGCTAAATGTCTTGTATTTAATCCTAAGTTTCCAAATCCATAACTTGAATTTGTTTTAATTCCAAAAAAAGAACATACTTCTGCTAGTGCTTCCTTTGGGAAAATATATTCATAAGCTCCTAATACCGACGGCCTTAATGCTCCCTGCACTAGAGTTATTTCTTCTTTTCCTGTCTCTTGATTTATTCTTCTCCATTTCCAATAAGCGCTCTGTGCGTGAGATTTCCATAATTCAATCTGTTCAAATTTCCCTCTTACAAAAAAGTTTATGTGCATTTTATTTCTTTAATGCCTCCTTTATTCTTTTCATAAATCTTTTAGTAAAAGCTACTTTATAAAATTTGTTTAAAAGTTCAAAATCTAATTTACTTCTAACTTTTCTTTTAACTTTATATCCGTCTAGAAATCCAGCTTTATACATTTCAATTAATGCTTCTCTTTCTTCAATAATTTTTTGATTTTTCATTAGAATTAATTAAATGCGTCTACTATTTCATTTGTCATAGCTTCAACCTTTTCTTCATCAGCAGTTTGCTTAGGTTTAAATCCAGCTTCACTTTCTCCACCTAGTTTTCTTCTAGCAGCTAGAGCTTCTTCTCTTGCCATTAAATCTTCTTCCTTAGCAATTCTTGCTTCTTTTTCTGCGAGCGACTCCTTTGGTGTTTCCTCTGCTTTCCCCGAAGTCTCTTGTTTTTCTTGTGCTTCTTCTTTTTCATTCTCTGTCATCATTCATTTCCTCCCTCTAACTATCTTCCGAATGCTAAAAGTCTTTTTGTATCTACTGCTGTTTGAGTTGTTTCCAATCCAACCATATATCTTTTTCTAGCTGCCCATAATGCAGGATTAAGTCTAGTTGATTTATCAATAGTTTCAGTAGTAAATTGTAATTGTCTATCCATTTGTGTCATTAGTTCATCTGCGTCTGCTTCGCTTATTGCTCCCGATTGAACACCATCTACTATTGCGTTCATTTGAAAAGGCATAGAACTTCTTATATTATCTGCTGCATACCATGTTGCTAAAGTATCTGCACTTGCTACAACTGCTCCAACTGTTGCTGCTCCTTTAATAGCTATACCTAAATTTGTTCTTCCAAATTGTGCGATAGAATTAGAAGCAAATACTTTTGAATTAGCTACATTTAAATTTTTAGAGTATTTTACTATATCACTTGTTGAAGTTGGAAAAGCATTTTTAAATTTACTTGCTTGACTTACTGCATTAACTCCTGCTGCTTTTGTTACTTTGGCTCCTTTATATAATCCTGCAGCTATTGGTCCAGCTGGTGTTATTGGTGGACCTACTCCCTGTTGAAGTTGTCCCGGTTCTAATCCACTTAATTCTGCAATACTTCCCGGTCCTTTTCCTGTAAATAAACCTTTAATAATATCTCCTGAACTTGCTTCTCTTTTAGGTTGAATTTGTTTTTCAAAAGTTTCTAATTTATCTCTATCAAATTTTGTATGTTCTAAATCTGTTGGGTCTAATCCTAATTCAGCTCTCCTTTTATTAATTGTATTTAATCCCTCAGCAATACTCATAGCTGGTCCTACTTCTGTTCTAACTCTTAATTCTCCCTCTCCTGTTTTACTTTTTCCTATTACAGTTCCTTTATCTTTTTTCTTTTTTCTAATTGCCATTTTATTTCTTTATTTTTAATTTAATTAATATTCCTAAATTATTAATTGCCTCAGTATTTTTAGTTAAGTGTTTTTTGAATAAATCATACATTAACCAAAAAGCAGCAATAGGAAAACCAACTTGTGATATTCCATTTAAAAACATAGCTGGAGTTATCATTGTCCTTCTCCTGCTGTAGTTTCGCTAGGGTCTATGTTTTGAGGTCCATCTTTCTTTTGGTCTGAAAGTAATTCGTTCTCTAAAGAAGCTGGGAACTCTAAATGTATTTCCATGCCTAATTGTTGTCCTATTTGTTCTTCTATAAATAGTTGTTCTTCTTCTATTGTTTGTTGGAAAGCTAAATAAGCAATCTTAGCTGAGGCTTCTGTAAATTCTCCACTACCACCTAGAATTATCTTAGGAACTTGTGCAACTTCATAAAATAAATTATCTAAATATTGTATCCATGTTAAAGGATTTAATGTAGCATTTGGAGCAACTGCTAAAACTTCTGGAACAATAACATCTTTAGGAACATAAATATTTTCATTCTTTTCATAAGCAGTATCCATTTTAGTTTTATATGCTGCAATCTCTGTTGGGTCATCTGTATCTAAATGGAAAATCATTCTAGGATAAACATTTCTATGCATAACAATTTTATAATCTGCCATAGCTTCATTCTTAGATAAAATAATATTAATTAAACTTTCAATCATAGATACTCCATGTATTTCATCAGCAACTCTATTTCTTGGTAAATAAAATATTTTATCTACTGTAAATGTCTTAGGTGTTTGTCCTTTGACTTTAGAATTTTGTTCGTATCTTAAAATTATTCCTTTATCATCTGCGATTATATTAATTGAACTTGGGTCTAAGGGTTTTAAATTAATTGGCTCTCCCTCATCATCACGAATTATTTCTGCAAAACTATCTCCACCAATATTATATGTTCTTATCATATTTTCTAGAATTGTGTTAAATGTATCTCCCCCAAATCCTTTTATTCTATCTAAAATCATTGTAGTATCTGGGTCTGTATCAAAACCTTTTCCAACGGTCCATGTAGCTTTAGCGTCAATAACTGCTCTTAATTCTGGAATAGTTTTATAATATCCGTGTTGTTGTGACCATTCTGTATTAGTATAAATTGTTTCTCCGTTCCCTGTTGTTCCGTCTGTTTGTTGAGTATCTACTGAGTAATCTGTCATAGCGTTTGTTAAGTCGCTTGCCACTGCTGAATTTATTCTGTTTTCTGTCATTTTATATATCTATTTGAAAAGGAATATTTATTTTAAATCTTTTTTCATTTGCATATTGGTAAAGTTCATCTTCTGCCGATGGTTTATTATAATTTGTGGCTGTTTTTAATATATTTTGTGGGTCTGTAGTATATGATATATTTCTATAATCAAAAGTTCCTGCTTCCTTAGTTGAAGTAATAATCCATTTTTCTACTGTTAATCTTAAAATATCATTTTTTCTTAAATCTGTTTCTACACAATCAAAAATTAATGTTTCATTTCTTTCTATTGTAAAAGGTCCTACAGCACTTATATAAATTTCTGAGGATTTGCCCTCGCCTATTGTTGTTTCTATTCCTCCCCTATCTCTTTTTAATTTTAATCTTAATTCACTTGTCATATTTACAGCATTTGTAAATTTAGCATTAATTTCATTTTCCCAATTTAAATTAATAAATGCTTTTCCTTTTATTTTTTTGTTTATTCCTATTTCTAAATTCCAATCATCTTCTTCTACTTTTGTTTCTTCTGTAATATCTGTTGTTGTTGTATTTGTATAAGTTATTTCTGTTTCTTCACTTTTTATTTCTTCCGAAGTTATTATTCTTTCATTTGTTTCTGTGTTATCTAATCCTGTTAATAAATAAAATTCCCCATATCCTACCCCATTTAATATTGTTATAAAATCATAACTTTGAATAGGTTTTTCAGTTGATTTTCTGAAAGTTTTTGGAACAGTCATTTAATTACCCTCGCTAAAATCTTATCTAAATTATAAGGCACATCTGTAAATAATCTAGATTGTCCCTCTTGTAAACTTAAATTATTAATATTCATTCCATCATTAAATATTTCTCCGATAATTCTACCCCATTTTCCTACACGATTATTAGGATTTACTTTAACATAAACTTCTTCACCCATTATCTTTTCTTCTAACCAAATCTTACTTTCTTTTCCACCCTCAGACATTTCTGGAGCATTAATATTAGCAAATCTTACAACTGTATCAAAATCTCTAAAATCTGTTGCGACATGGATTGTATCTCCGTCGGTAACTTTAGTTACTTCTCCCATAAATCCTTTTGTAATTTGTTGGTGTGGGCTATCTAAATAATAGAATTGCATTTGAGCATTACTTAATTCTGGTTGTGTATTAAAATTATGCATCTAACATAAACCTCTCTGTTCCTTTCTTTTTTAAAATAGATAATCCTCTATTAACATTATTGTTTAAAACATCTAGCATTGTTTCAGCTTCTGCTCTAGAAGTAAAACCGCTCATATCAGATTGAATAACTAACATAGCACACATACTTGCTCCAACTTCTGTTAAAATTCCTTTAACATCTACATTTAAAGCTGCAAATCCATCACTCCAATTATATCTAGTTAGAGCATTAATAGTGCTTTCTATATTCAAAACATAAACATCAGTTGCAGCAGTTAATTTATTAGTTGCATTTGCATTAATTCCAGCTCTTGCTTGAATATCAGCATTTTTTGTATAAATTCCTAAGTCTGCCATGTTATTAACAGAAAGCACGAATATTTAAAGTTTTGTCTTTCATACACCAAGCAGCTCTTATGAGTGCTTCTGCAATATGTGAGTAATTACCATAGATTTTTAGTTTCCCATCTCCATAATCCATTTGAATACTTCTTAATGATTGTCTAACTGCTGCATTATCTAATAAATTAATATTTTTATTTTCCATTAAATTCTTTAAATTAGCATAGAGTGCTTCTTTCATTAATGGTTTTTTTCTATCTTTATTATTTTCTTTATTAATTAATCTCTTAGCATTATTTATAGCGATTATTTTTCTTTTAGTTTGA